TGAAGTGTTCTACGACACAGATGGTGAAGCGTATGCTTACGGGCAAGCGACCATAGGTGCTGATGACATAGAAGGTATTTATGCTCAACTAGAATGGTTTAATTCGGCGGATAGAAAGCCTATATTAAAGTACCCTGAACACTTTACAGGAGATGTAAACAAATGATTGAAACTTTAGTTAAACCCGAACCACTTGACAACGATATTGCTGTCATAAAAATACTTCAGCTTATGGGACAGTTGAGCCTAAAAGATATGGAATATGTTTTAAAAGTAACACAACAAGTTCATGGGAAGGTGAATGATAAATGACGTTTAAAGTATGTACAAAAAACCAAATGCAATTTATAGTATGGTTTGATAGTATTGACCAATTACTTGCGAGTATGAAGCGAAACCCTCTTGATTCTTACCACAGAATATTATGAAAAAAGAAAAACACGTTCGAGTTCTTGATTACGATGGCATGACCCAACAAGAAGTTGCAGATGAGCTTGGTATTAGTGTTTCCTCAGTGCAATATATTGAGCGTCGTGCTTATAAAAAGTTCAAGCGTGAGTTATCTAAAAGAATTGAAAACATTGATGATTTAATAGGAGATTGATATGAAACAAATAGATCGTGAGCAAGTAGTTTTATGGGCAATAGAAGCGGGTTTTCCTACAAACTATGTTCGTGGAGAGATAGCTAGGTTCGAGAAGTTAGCTCGGCTTGTCGAATTGTATGTTATTGACCGAGCAATTACTATAGTGAAGGAGCATTAAAATGAAACAAAATAAACAAGCGAGAGTTCTAGCCCTAAATGCTAAAGGTTTAAAGCCTAAAGACATTGCGGTTAAAGCTAAGTGTAGCGTAGCGTATGTATACAACATACTCTCTGATAACAAAGTCAAAGAGATAGATGCCAAGGCAGATGCGCAATACAGAACGGCAAGAGTTGGTGGTGTCATGAAAAAGGTTACTGCGATAGACTTGCAGACCTTAGTAACTAACCTAAGACAAGGCAAAGCTGATAATGTTAATCACCCAAGCCATTACAAAGCTGGTGGTATTGAGACGATTGATTTTATCGAAGCGAAAAAGCTTGACTATCATCTAGGTAATGTAGTTAAATACATTACTAGGGCTGACTTGAAGGGAAACAAGTTGGAAGACTTACAGAAAGCACAATGGTATTTGAATCGTGCTATAAGCAATTTAAATAAGTAGCTAGTCCTTTGGGAGCTACCTTCGGGTAGTCTCCTTTTTTTGTCATTTTTGGTTTTACTATTTAGCGTGAGGAAATTATGCCAACTGAAGAAGAGATGGATGTTATGTACGAATACTACAAGAACAAGGGTGAGACCGAGTGAGCGTCATTACATTAGACTTTGAGACGTACTACGATTCTAAAATCAAGCTGGGCTTTAAGCATCAAACAACTGAAGAATACATCAGAGACAAACGCTTTGAAGTAATTGGAGTGGGTGTTAAGGTCGATGACCATCCCGCGGAGTGGTTTAGTGGTGAGCATGAGATTATTAAATCTCGCTTGACGACTTTGTTTGACTGGGAAAACTCTGCCCTTTTATGTCACAACACTGCGTTCGATGGTGCTATCTTGGCTTGGCGCTTTGGTATCGTGCCACAAATATATTTAGATACATTGTGTATGGCTAGGGCTGTGCATGGAGTTGAGGCAGGTGGGTCACTGGCATCGCTTGCTCTACGTTACGACATTGGTGAAAAAGGAACTGAGGTCGTTCAAGCTGAAGGCGTAAAACGGATTGACTTCACGACTGATGGCTTGGCGCAATACGGTGATTACTGTAAGAATGACGTTGACTTAACGCATAAGTTGTTTGGTATTTTATCTCCACAGTTTCCTATGTCTGAGCTAAAACTTATTGACATCACAGTGCGTATGTTCACTACTCCTGTCCTTGAGCTAGACGATGTAATGCTGACAGAAAGGCTAACAGAACTCCAGGCCGAGAAACATAGTCTCCTTGGTTCACTTAAAAAAACATTAGGTGTTGAGACCGAGGAAGAAGTTCGTAAGAAGTTAGCAAGTAATAAACAGTTTGCTCAGGTGTTGACAGATTTAGGAGTTCAGCCCCCGATGAAAACAAGTAAAACGACAGGCAAAGAAACGTTCGCCTTAGCAAAGAATGACGAAGGGTTCATCTTATTGACTGAGCATGAAGACCCCGTTATACAAGAGTTATGTGCCGTAAGGTTAGGTACTAAGTCAACGATTGAAGAGTCAAGGATAGAAAGGTTCTTAGATGTTGGGAAACGTAACAAGGGTCGCTTACCGATACCCCTCAAGTATTATGGAGCGCATACAGGCAGATGGGCGGGTTCGGACAAGGTCAACTTCCAAAACCTACCGAGTCGTGACAAAAAGAAGAAAGCCCTCAAGAACGCAGTGGTTGCACCTGATGAGCATTATGTTATCAACTGTGACTCATCTCAAATTGAAGCACGGGTACTTGCGTGGCTCGCTGGACAGACTGATGTGGTTGAGCAGTTCGCTAGAGGTGACGATGTGTATTCGTTATTTGCCACCAAAATCTACGACAGAGAAATTAGTAAGAAAGATCCAGTCGAAAGGTTTGTAGGTAAGACTTGCATCCTTGGCTTAGGTTATGGTACAGGTGCGCTTAAGCTACAACATACTCTAAAGACACAACCGCCATGCGCAATCGTGACTGAGGCAGAGGCTAAAGAGTATGTGCGAATCTATCGTGAAGAGAACGACAAGATTATTAAGCTATGGAGTGAGTGTGACAGAGCGCTATCTCACATTGCCGATGGTAAGAAAGATGGTATATGGCTTGGTAAACATAAATGCTTACGGGTCACTAAAGAAGGTATTCAATTACCTAACGATTTGTATATACGATACCCTGACCTCAAGTGGGATACTACCGAGGCTAAAGGTCGCCACGTTTATAAATCACGCAAGGGCGCAGTAGATATTTGGGGTGGCTCAGTAGTTGAGAACGTGGTGCAAGCCTTAGCCCGTATCATTGTTGGCGAGCAGATGATAGCTATCAATGAGAAATATCCCGTTGTATTGACAGTTCACGACGCAGCGGTGTGTGTTGTGCATGAGCAAGAAATTGATCAGGCGATGGAGTTCATTACCAAGATCATGTCAACCCCACCTGACTGGGCGACTGGACTGCCTGTGGCTTGTGAGGCAAACTACGCTAGGAGCTACGGGGACTGCTGATGGATGACCATGACTTTAAACGATGGATGGAGATACGAGACGTGCAATATGAGCGTATCTTTAAGTTTAAGTTTGAGTTAGACTCTGATAATCCTGTTTGGAAACCCTTTTACTTAATCAATAAAGAGAAATCTATGTCATATACTTGGTCGTTTTCATCACTAAAGGAATACATTAACTGTCCTCGACAATACAACGAGGTTAAGAACCTTAAAAACTTTGAGAAGAAACAATCTGAGCAGATGCTTTATGGTTCTGCGGTTCATAAAGCTTTAGAGGACTACACCCTAATAGGAACAGAGTTAGCTAAAAACTATCAAAGATTCAAACCGATGATAGATTCCCTATTAGCAATTCCTGGGACTAAGTACCCTGAGTATCAGATGGCATTAAATAGAGATAAAGAACCTTGTGACTTTCAAGACGAAAACCGTTGGGTCAGAGGTATTGTTGACTTGTTGATTGTTGATGGCGACCATGCCTTTATTGTAGATTACAAGACGGGCAGTGCAAAATACCCTGATGCAAAACAGTTAAAGCTCATGGCTCTAATGACTTTCTACCATTTCCCTGAGGTTAAACATATCAATGCAGGACTGATGTTTGTGATGCACGATGTCTTCATCACAGAAAGTTATAGTAGAGAGGGTATAGATAAACTTTGGGATTCGTTCCTACCATCTCTTGAAAGATTGAGGATTTCATACGAAAATAACACATGGAATGAGAACCCTACAGCATTATGTGGGTGGTGTCCAGTTAGCACCTGCAAATTCAACAAGGAAAAATAATGGCTTACACTAACAAACCAAGACCGTATAAAAAAGAATACGAACAACAGAAAGAGCGTGGTGAGCATGAGCGCCGTATGGAGCGTCAAAAAGCTCGCCGTGCCTTAGATAAGAAGATGCCTGACAAGAACGGTAACGGTAAAGCTGATGCTCGTGAGGGCAAAGACATAGCGCATCGCAAAGCATTAGACAAGGGCGGTAGCAACGGTGATGGTACATATATCACTACTGCATCTAAGAACCGTTCATTCAAGCGTGACTCGAAAAGCAACCTTGTTTCTGAAACAAGTAAACGAGAGCGCAAAAAGAAATAGTAAATTTATACTTGACTTTTAAAAAATAACCACTATAGTGTAGTTGTAAGGCAATGAGTGAACTACACGGGGCTTTTCCTCCTTGTGCCCACAACATAACCTTGTCAACTGAGTAGCGTTTTGTCTAGCATCTAGACCTCCTCACGGCGATGGACTCAGTCGACTAACCCCCGTAAGGGGTCATGTTAATTTAGTTAAGGACAGTATGGAAATAGTAGATAACACCGCAGTCAGATTTATAGTGCCAACAGACCTAGTGCCTCACATTACAGACTACATTGAACGTAGTGAAGTGATAGACACTCGTGGCAACCTGACCGAAGTGGTGGTTTACTGGGGCTTAGATGAGATGACACATCTAGCTCAGACCTTAAAATTTAAAGATCACCTTCCATCTCCAATCGCGCGAGATTATTCTTGGCCAGGGATGTTTCAACCCTTTGACCATCAAAAGACTACTTCATCATTCTTGTCCTTGCATAAGCGTGCCTTTTGTTTTAACGAGGCAGGTACAGGTAAAACCTCATCTGTTATATGGGCGGCGGATTACCTAATGAATAAAGGCTTGATAAAACGAGTATTGGTTATATGCCCTCTATCAATTATGTATTCAGCATGGCAAGCCGACATATTTAAAACCGCTATGCATCGCACTGTAGCCGTAGCTTATGGTAGTGCTGACAAGCGTAAGAAAGTTATAGATGGTGAGTATGAGTTTGTCATCATTAATTACGATGGTGTCGGCGTGGTGATGGATGAAATTGCAAAGGCAGGGTTTGACCTTATTGTAATTGACGAAGCTAACGCTTATAAATCTACTTCTACTAAGCGCTGGAAGATATTGGCAAAGTTGATAACGGCTAACACTAGGCTGTGGATGTTGACAGGAACTCCTGCTTCACAATCACCTCTAGATGCGTTCGGGCTCGCGCGCCTTGTATCTCCACACACAGTGCCGAAGTATGCAACCGCATGGCGGGATAAAGTAATGCAACAGATTACACGTTTTAAATGGATTCCTAAAAAAACCGCTAAAGACGATGTGTTTAAAGCCTTACAACCCGCAATTCGTTTTGCTAAAGCAGATTGTTTAGATTTACCTGAGGTGTTGTATCAAACAAGAGATGTCCCACTTAGCGCACAAGCTAGTAAGTATTACAAAGAGTTGAAAGAGCAAATGTTAATTAGCGCAGCGGGTGAAAAGATTAGTGCCGTTAATGCCGCAGCAAACCTTAATAAGTTGTTGCAGTTATCAGGAGGGGCTGTGTATACAGATAAAAAAGAAATCGTTGAGTTTGATGTAGGTACACGACTTAACGCATTGATGGAAGTGATTGAGGAAACAGAACATAAAGTAATTATATTTGTACCGTACCGCCACACCATACAGTTAGTGTCAAGGCATTTAGCAAAGGAGGGGGTAACATCAGAGATTATTAATGGGGATGTAAGTGCTAGGGAACGTGGGGAAATCTTTGCAAGGTTTCAAGGTAGTGAGCATCCACGAGTTTTAGTAATTCAGCCCCAGTCAGCATCGCACGGTGTAACCCTTACGGCGGCGAATACAGTAGTATTTTGGTCTCCTGTTATGAGCGTAGAAACTTACCTGCAATGTATTGCTCGTATTGACCGTGTTGGTCAGAAAAATAATATGACTGTGGTTCACATTCAAGGTTCAGACGTAGAGCGCAAGATGTATCAAATGTTACAAGGCAAGGTAGATGCACATGAGAAGTTGGTTGATTTATATAAACAAGAACTAGGAATAAGTGAGGAATAAATGGCTAATATGGAAGACTTAGTAAAGAGCTATATCGCTCTAAGAACAGAGCGTGAGGCTTTAAAGATGAAGTACGAAAACCAAGATGGCGAACTTGAGGGCGAAATGAAGCTCCTTGAGCAAGCGATGATCTCGGCTTGTAATGATATTAATGCAACAAGCATAAAAACACAACATGGGACTGTAATTAAGTCCTTAAAAGAGAGATTTACCATATCCGACCGTGATAACTTTAACGAGTTTGTGCGTGAAAATATGGCGGTTGAACTGTTTGAAGGAAGAATTCATCAGGGCAACTTTAAGCAATTTATGGCTGAGCATGAGGGTGAAGGCCTTCCGCCTGGCATAAATGTAATGCGGGAGTTTGGTGTCACAGTTCGCAAACCATCCGCAAATTTATCAACTAGTGAAATCAAGTAAAGAGGTATACAAATGAGTAATGAATTATCAGTTTTATTGCAAAACAACCCAGCCCTAGTTCAAACAGGTTTAGATGACGATACGCTTGCCGTAGCAGGTGGCGCAAGTGGTGGTGGCGGTAATAACAAACGCATATCCATCAAAGGCGGTGTATTTCGTAAATACGCTGGCGGTAAAGAAGTAGCGTCTATTGAAGACCGTTTTATGAACGTTATCTTTGTTAAGATGGCTCACGACCCTAGCCGTACATGGTATGAGAAAGCATTTAAGGAAGGCGAAAAAGTCTCCCCATCATGCTGGTCATCTGATTCAAAGACTCCTGACGCAGACGTTAAGAACGCTCCAGCACCATCATGCAACGAGTGCCCTAACTCAGTTAAAGGCTCAGGCAATAACGGTCAAGGAACAGCCTGTCGTTTGTCATGGCGCACAGCAGTTGTGTTACCTAGTGATCCATCTGGTGATGTGATGCAGTTGGTACTTCCAGCTACGTCAGCATTTGGTAAGGAAGATAATGGTAAATTCCCATTCCGCCCGTACATTCAGATGCTTGCTAACAACAACGTTAGTGCTGGTCGTGTAATTACAAAGATGCAGTTTGATACTAAGGCTACTGCGCCTAAAGTTTTATTCTCTCCAGCGGGTGTAGTTGACCCAGCTATGTATGACACTATTAAAACTCAAGGCAAAGGCATGGCGGCTGAGTCTGCAGTCAAGCTTACTGTTTATCAGCAAGATTCAACAGGGGAAGAAGCTCCTGAAGTTGAGCAAACGGCAGAGCCAGTAAAGCGTGAGTCTACTAAGCCCGTTCAAAAGGCAGGCGATGTAACTGATGTAGTTAAAAAGTGGTCAACTAAGAAAGAATAAGGGGAAGAAATGCCACGAATCTATAGTGAAAAGTTAACGATTAAACTTAGTCAATCCGACTACAACAAGACGGGTATTGCATTAGGTACACTGTGTGTCAGGGCTAACCTGCCAGCAACCTATGTCGCTCGCGCTTTCGGTGTAACTCGTATGACTATTCATTCATGGTTTCGTGGCAAACCTCTACGAGATAAAAATCGCCAAATAGCTGAAGCTTTTATTAAGTTAGTTGGGGATGATGTAAAAGCTGGAGTGCTACCTGCAAGGAGCATGAAGCAAGCAAAAGAATATATTGAAGATATGATTGGAGAAAAGATATGAAGACGCGTTCAGAATTAATTTTAGATTTTATGTTTGCAGTCGTTGAGTCTGGTGTTTACGACCCTGATGTGGTATATCAAACAGCCTGTCAATTAGCTGACGAATACATCAGTAAGCAGGTTTAATCGTAATAAAAAGTAAAAGTATCAGCGTGAGGCTGATGTCCTTTGTCCACCTAAATTTTTGAGACTCTGCGCTATGTTAAAACAATTTTATAAGAAAGCATTGCCGTCGCAGGGCGTTTATTGTGCAACAAGTATTGACCCAATTACTAAAAAAGCGGTTAATAAATTTGCAGAAACGCTAGACGATTTGTTTAGCCACATCGATAAGATGAAGGCTAATAAGCAAAACACATTTGTTGCATTAGGTTCTTTTGATGGTTTCAGCCGTAAAGGTGAAGACTGTTTATATCTACGTTCGTTCTTTATTGATATTGACGTTGGTGAAAATAAAGATTACTTAACTAAAGAAGAAGCACACACTGCACTTTATAAACTAATAGGCGCTACAGGGCTACCTGACCCTATGGTTATCGACTCAGGCGGTGGTGTCCATGCGTACTGGATTATGGATGCAGACATTCCTAAAGATGAATGGAAAGTCTATGCTGAGAAGTTTAAGTCCGTATGTCTAGAACATATAAAGATTGACCCTAAAGTATCCGCGGACGCAGCTCGTGTACTACGTTGTATTGATACTCTCAACTATAAGTTTGACCCACCACGCTTAACTGAGTTATTGAACGATGAGCTACATGTATATAGCTACGAGACATTTAAGGAATTCTTAGGCGAAGACACACCTATAGCTAACATCTTAGCTTCTGTACCAAAAGGTTTGGATGAGGAAACTCGTTCTATTGCTAAGACAGATAACTATGAGTCCGACTTCATGAAGATTGCTGAGCGTAGTCTAGAAGGTAATGGATGCAATCAGATCAAACATTTTCTAGAAAACCCTAACAGTATTTCTTATGATGAATGGTTCTCAGGGTTATCCATAGCTAAGTTCTGTACTAATGGTGACAAAATGATTCACCTCTTCTCAGAAGATTACAAAGGATATGACCGCCAAGCGACTATAGATAAAGCCGCAGAAATCGAAGCGCCACACCGTTGCGAACAAGTATTTGCAGCTAATTGGCCAGACCGTTGCAAAGGATGCAAACACCGTGGAAAAATTAACACCCCCATTCAACTTGGCAAAACCCTCAAGTCAGCCAACCCAGCCTCAAACCCAAACGTCGAAACCAATAAAACGGAATCAGTTCGGGCGGAATCGGGTGCCCAAAAAGTTCCAGACTTTCCAGACTTCTTAAAACCATACGTTAGGGGTATGAGTGGCGGGGTATACTTTAATCCACCACCTAAAATTGATAAGGATGGTAAGACGCATTACGAAGACCCCATCATGGTGTCAGCTCACGACTTATATCCTATTGCCCGTTTGTATAGTCACCTAGATGGCGAGTGTTTACAGATGCGCTTAGTGCTACCGTTTGACGGAGACCGTGAGTTTTTGATGCCAATGAAAAGCGTCTATGCGCAAGATAAATTTAAAGAGATTATGTCCAGTAACGGCGTACTCTTTTCACCTAAAGGGGTAGAACATCTCATGTCATACATAGTTAAGTGGGGACAGTACTTTGTTTCTACACAGGAAGCACAACAGATGCG